ATTTGTCTAACCGGGCATAAACGTCAGGCGGCAGAGTGCAAGAGAATTTGACAAACTTCTCTCCGGCTTCCTTTGCCGATCCAAAACGGGGACGGCCTCGCTGGGATTCTTTCTCAGCCATAGGGCATCACCTCAAGGTAATTCTATCATGGGTGTCAAGGAGGATGCTATGAGCGTTTTGGTCGATGTGGATGTTGCCATTGAAACTGCATGGATGATTCTGGAAGGGCTTGGATACCGCAGAGATGAGAATCCGCAGTTGGAACAGACTGTGCGTGAAGTGTATGCCACAGCTCTAACCTTTGAGGCACAAAGTATGGACAGACGAAAAACAAAAAGCCTTGATGGGAAGTGTGGCTCTTGCCGATTCTTTGAGCTTGAACCGGGGGAAAAGTGTACTGGGTATTGCTCTGGGCGTATGAAGCAAAAGGGCAGATTACAACGCACATATAAGTGCATTGGCTACGAAGCGACCCCGGTCATCATACCGGCAAGCGAAGCGTAAAAACGCTTAGTAACTTAAATTGGTTTTCTGGCATGGGCTGAAAACGCCCGTAAATACTGGGGTTTTCGGGCATCGAATTTTGACAGGCCTACTTAAGTGACAAACCCATCTCATGAAATAGCACGGGGCCGGGAGTGATCATACCGGGGTAACCTGCCACCTGAAGGCGCGTAGTGCAGTCCCCGTGCCTTCACATTAACATCTTAGGAGGGGTGCCGCTTGAGATCATATCGCAAATACATCCCAAAAGACCAGTCAGAGTTTGACCATCGCTGGGCCTGCTGGGCAAGCAATCACAGAGGGTGGGCAAAAGCCAAACGGATGAACAGGCGGCTGGCAAAGCGCAAATTTAACCGAGAGGTGAGATTATGCTGCTTATCAGGATCATGATTTACATTGCCGTGGTATCGGCAGTCATCATCTTTTTCTATGGGGCAAGCGGAGGAGACGCACCATGACCGCAGATGATTTGGACGTATGGATTAATTACCTATTGGAGGGTAAACGATGAGCAACTATCAGAGAATTTATTTTAGGCTGCGCCATCACGGCCTATCTGAAGCCGGTGCACTTGGCTGCCTCGGGAACTGGGAGTGCGAGAGCAACTGCGAGCCAAACAGAGTGCAGGGTGATTTCTCGCCCTACCGCACAGCCAGTAAGCAGTATGTAGCGGACGTCACAGCCGGAAGGATTTCCAGAGATCAGTTCGGTCACGACGGGAAAGGCTTCGGCATCTATCAGCTTACTTATTTCAGCCGGAAGATGGGCTATTACGATTTCTGGAAGGAATCCGGGAAAGCGCTGGACGACGTGGAGCTTCAGGTGGATTACGCCGTGCTGGAGCTGAAGCAGGATTACGGCAGCCTTTACCAGTATCTCTGCCGCACGGATGACATCGCTGAAGCGGCGAGACGGGTGTGCTGTGATTTTGAAAGACCAGCGTGGAACAACGTTAATGCGCGGTATGCTGCAGCCCTCAGAATCAAAGACGAGATCAATCTGGAATGGCATGATTATCCGGTCGGCGGCGCTATTGAGATTAAGCCGGGGGATATCGAACCGGCGGAACCGAAACTTGAGACTTGGCCTCCCCGCGTGATCGATGAGCATTGTACCGGCTGGCCTGAAGTGTGGATGTTGCAGGCAATCCTGAAGTGCCGTGGATATGCCGTCCTTGTGGACGGCATCTGGGGGAGTGCCCTCACCGATAAGGTCAAGCAGTTCCAGAGGGAGAATGAGCTTGACGCTGACGGAGTAGTCGGCCCGATGTCATGGGCCAAACTTATGGAGCGGGGGTGACACCAATGCAGAATCTTACACCGGCGCAGGCAACCGTTATTGCCTCGATCATCTCAGGGCTTGTGGCAGTCATCGTCTGCCTGATTAACAATCGGGCAGTGGCCAGCAAGCAGAAGATTGCGGAAGCGCAGAGGGACGCAAGGCTTGAGATGTGGATGAAGACCGTGGACCGGAAGCTGGACACACACAACGGATACGCAGAACGATTCGGGGAAATCAGTACAGACATCGCGGAAATCAAGACCGCAATCCAATTTTTGAAGGAGAAATAACATGGACAAGAAAGTATTTATCGTCGTGACGAAAGAAGCGGCCTACAACATGGTGGCGGAATCCGTCGAAGAGGTCAAAAAGGAATTTGACGGCGTGAGCAAAATCTTTCAGGAGGTAGAATGATGGCTATTGACTGGAAACGGAAACTCACAAGCAGAAAGTTCTGGCTGGCTGTGATCGGCCTGGTCAGCGGTCTGCTGATGGCGTTCAAGGTTGACGGGGAGACGGTGGAGACCATCTCAGGCGTGATCATGTCGGCGGCTTCTGTCATCGCCTACATCATCGGTGAGGGCATGGCGGACGCTGCCAACGCAGAGCAGGTCGTCATGGCTCCGATTTTCGGAGAGCCGGTCGAAGACAAAGAGGAATAATTACTACTAAATTACTACCAAACGTAAAAAGTATCAGTAATTACTATATGCTTGGCTTCGGCGGCGAGGGTTCGAATCCCTTTCTCTCCGCCATACAAAAAGACGAGGAAATGATGGATTTCCCCGTCTTTTCTTTATTTCCTCAAACTTTCCGTAATGAAAAGTTACACACGCTCGCCGGCGTCCGTAGTAGTCTGTATGCCGTTTTTTACGTCCGTAAAGGCACATAAACGGTAAAATTACTACGGATTTACTACCGTTTTGCTGAGGTCAGCCAGTAGTAAATCCGTAGTAATCGCGCATCGCCTGGACGTCGGCAGAGACGTCTTTCTGCGAGAGCTTGACGTAAATTTTGTGAACGGTCTCGATGTTGGACCAGCCGCCCAGGACCATGATGGTGCGCTCGGACCATTTGAGATGGTATCCCAGGCTGGCAAAGGATCTTCGGAGATCGTGCGGGGAGCAGGGCGGGAGACCGGCAGCGGTGCAGATCTCAACGATCCTTCGGTTCAGTGTGGAGCGGGGGACTGTGACCACCTTCCCGGATTCCGGGATCAGCTGCTGCAGGCGGGGGATCACGATGGGCACGGTTCTGGTGGAGGTCCGGTTCTTGTTCGTCTTCTTCTCCACCAGCTTGAAGTTCTTATCCGGGACCATTGCCCCACGGACGAAGATGTCCGTCTCTGTGATGTCACTCGCCGCATCCAACTTCAGCAGCTCTGACATCCGGAGACCGTGCAGCATGAGAAGCGCGGCCGTTTCACATCGGTCTCCTTCAACGGCCTTCAGGAAGGTCTGGATCTGTTCATAGTCCAGGAAGTCTTCATTCGATTCCGGAATTGCAGGCAGGTTTACTTCCGGGACCGGAATCTTTGCGTCCCTGTATGAGGCAGAAACAAGACCCCAGGCGTTTTTCAAAGTCTTGGGAGATGTTTCTTTTGCCTCGTCGTTCACCATTGCCTGGTGATCGATCTTGCCCACGGGTAGAGGCATATAAGCCTTGAAGCGGTTCTTGTATATGATCTCATATCCGCAGATGGTGGACGGGGACAGAACGCCATCGTTCTTGTCGATGTACTCCCGCAGGACCTGCCTGAGCGGGCGCTTCTCCGGATGGGCTTTCATCTCGGCGATGCCGGAGCGGAGCGCGTCGATCTTTGCTTTATATTGCTTCTCGTTCTCGGCCTTGATGGTTTCACGTGTGCCGTTTACCATCAGCTGGCCGAGCAGGCTGCCGTCGGCAAGGACCCGGTACTTCGGGTACTTCGCGGGCGGCTTTTTTTCGCGCTTCTTCCTGGCGATCCGCTCCCCGCAGATCATGCAGAAGACAGACTCATCCGGGACCGCGTGGTTACAGTATGGGCATTTCATATTTGCGCATCCTCAATTCAGTGAGTGAGAAAGACCCAGATTGCTTTTAGGAAGGAGAGAACTAAAGCAACATTCGGGATCAGGATTATAAGCCCCATCACGATTACGAAAACGGCAAGAAGAACACTTTTTACTTTCTCACGTAGTTTTTTCATTGGTCACCTCACGATGCTGGTAAAGGCAACTGCCTTACCGAGGATCCGGACCGCATTCATATCAATCCCCCAATAGACGAGGGGACGATACTGCGGGTTCTCCGGTTCCAGAACGACATGATCCTCATAAAGGTGCACGCGTTTCAGGGTGGCCTCGTCGTTGATCAGAACGGCAGCGATCTCACCGTCGTCCACAGTCTCCTGCTGCCGGATGTATACGATGTCGCCATCGAAGATCCGGGCGTTGATCATGCTGTCACCCTGGCAGCGCAGAGCAAAGTCCGCGTGGACGTGCTCCGGCGCGGAAACATCACCTTCAATGTTCTGCTCTGCGAGAATTGGTGTGCCGCAGGCAATAGTGCCAACCAGAGGAACGCTGCGCATGGCGGGTATGTTCGTGATATTATTAGCCCCAAACCTTATGTCTGGTGGTAAGTAGTCGGTAATATCAAAAGACGATTTTCGTTCAAGTTCTGTTCCCATTGTCGACAATGGTTCGAGCCACTCGGAGCGCTCCATTGGAACGTCATACCCGATTAGCCAAACAGGATTGACATTCATCTCATTAGCAATTCGGTAAACGACATCCTGTTTTGCCTCATATTCACCACGACAATAGCGGGTCATATTCGACCTGTTGATATCGCACTTTTTTGCAAGCTCAGTTTTGGTAATATTTTTTATACGGAGCAGTTCGTTTAACCTATCTGCGAACGTAGCCACTTTTCCTGTCGCCAAAGTGCTCACCTTCCTTCTGGATTCTATTATAAAGTATGTGTAAAGATAAATCAACAAGAAATTGCGAAAACTCAAAAATATTTGTTGACATATCGCAACAATAGTGCTATGATACCGATAGTTGAGATTTCTCAACAACAACACGACACGAAAGGAGGACATTTGATGGCACGCTTCAACTATTCCGCACTGCTGGGACTGATGAAGGAAAAGGGCTTCACTCAGGAAGCTCTCGCAAATGCTGCCCACATGAGCCATAGCCAGCTCAACGTAAAGTTGCAAGGCCGGTATCCGTTTAAGCAGACGGATATCCAGAACATTGTCGATGTACTGGATATCGCGCCAGCGGATATCGGCCGATATTTTTTTACTGTTTGAGTTGAGAAAACGCAACAGAAAGGAGAATATCACATGGAAAAAGACAAACTGCACGATTTGGTTGCGTCCGCGGTTATCAACAGCATACTGAAAGACATTATTCGAGAGACCCAGGGTGAAGAGACTTTGAAGGAACTCGAAGAGCTCACGACGCTGCGAGGCAGAATCCAGAAGTGCATGGATGAGCCGAAGCTGATTTCCTTCGAGGACGTGGAACGCTTCAACCGGCTCGTCAGCAAGCACTTCCCTGAGCGGGGTGAGCGAGATGCCGAGGCTGACATGGATCAATAAGGCGCCGCCGGTTAATGTACTGAGCGCCCTGTTCCGGGAGCGGATGAGGATGCAGCGGATCCGCTCGGACGATGTGGGCAAGGCGTTCGGGTGCACCGGAGACAATGTCCGGGCGATGCTCCGGAGACCGGCGAAGAAGTGGAAGGTCGGAGACATCATGACCTTCTGTGACGCGGTCGGGGTGCCGTATGAGGAGGCTTTCGATGCCGCCACAAGATAAGAGCGGCCCTGCCGGATGGGGGTCCGACAAGGCCGCAGGAACTTGATGAGCTACGGATATTATATCCGGAAAGGAACACGATGTCAAACGAAGAATTAATCCGCGAACAGCGGACGCGGGTGCTCGCCTGCATCTGCCACGGGGCGGACCTTGCGAACACCAGGGACTGGATCTCGATGCACACCGGCCTGAGCGACCGGGTGGTGCGGCAGCGAATTGAGGAGCTCCGGAACGAGGGACACCTGATCTGTAACCTGCAGAACGGGAAAGGCTACTTCATCGCAGAGAACGACGAAGAAGTCGAGCTTCAGTACAGACAGGACTGCGCCAGGGCAATGAGCATTCTGAGAAGGATCAAGCCCTTCCGGCACTACCTGCGGTCACTGGATGAAGAACGAGGCGACCAGGTCACCTTCGAGGAGATGGCACTGGAAGAAATTATCAGTAAAGGAGAACTGTAATCATGGCAGACAAGATCAAGAAGAGCGCAAAGGCGCATGTGAGATACAAGACCAGTGACGGACAGATCGTTCCGGGCGCAACCACCATCACGGGGCTGCTGAATAAGCCTTTCCTCGTTACCTGGGCAAACCGGCTGGGGCTGGAAGGGATCGACAGCAGCAAGTACACGGACGAGGCAGCGACCGTCGGCACGCTGGCCCACGCGCTGATCCAGGCGGACCTGCAGGACGACACCATCGACCGGGACCTCTACAGCAAGCAGCAGATGGATCTGGCCGAAAACGCGGTGCTCAGCTTCTTCGAGTGGAAGAAGCGCCACAAGATCGACGTGGTCTTCTGCGAGAAGCAGATGGTCAGCGACACGATGCGTTACGGCGGCACGGTGGACTGCTACTGCATTTTGGACGGGAAGCCGACGCTGCTGGACTTCAAGACCGGCAAGGCGATTTACGAGGAGTATTTCGTACAGCTGGCAGCTTATGCCGAGCTCCTGCGGGAGAACGGATGCCCGGTGGAAGAGGTCCGGATCCTGCGGGTAGGCAGGGACGAGACCGAAGGCTTCGAGGAGCGGAGCGTAGCGGACACCAGGAAGTGGTTCGACATCTTCAAGCATCTGCTTGATATCTACTATCTGAAGAAAGAACTGGGGTGGAAGTAATGAATATCTACGAAGCAATCGGCAGCATCATGAAGAAGGGTGTTGCCATCGGAAAAGAAAAGAGAAATCAGCAGCAGAACTTCATGTACCGCGGGATCGACGACGTGATGAACGTTTTTCAGCCGCTGATGAGCGAGGCGGGAATCTTCATGGTCCCCGAGGTCCTGGAGGCGAAGAGAGAGGAGCGGCAGTCAAGCAGGGGCGGCAACCTGATCTACTCCATTCTGAAGGTGCGTTACACCTTCTATGCCGAGGACGGCAGCAGCGTGAGCGCGGTCGTGATCGGTGAAGGCATGGACAGCGGAGACAAGGCCAGCAACAAGGCGATGGCCGTGGCGATGAAATACGCGATGTTCCAGACCTTCTGCATCCCGACGGAAGAGATGCCGGACCCGGATGCGGAGACGCCGCCGCCCAGCAGGCCGCAGAAGCCGGCGCAGCAGAGACCGCAGCAGCCACAGCAGCCGGCGTCGAGACCGGAAGCACCGCAGCAGGCACCGCAGCAGCAGGCACCGCAGCAGGCTGCGAGGCGGCAGCGCCAGGCACCGCCACCACCGGATGTACAGCCGGAACCTATGGAAGCCGAGGACGGATACTACTACTGCAAGGACTGCGGACAGATCATCAGCGAGATCAAGCTTCAGAACGGGCAGCAGATGAGCCCGAAAGAGGTGGCCGTGATGGGGATGCAGAACTTCGGTGATCAGCTCTGCTACAACTGCGGAGCCGCCAGGATGAAGGCAAGGCGGGCCGGATGAAGATCTTCGGGGCCAGGTATGAGAAGGGGGAGCTCCACCTCAAGTGTGAGCCCCCCGACGGGCTGAAGTTCGTGTACGGATTCAAGGAGGGCTTGTATGAGATCCTGCCGCAGAAACGCGAAAAGAAACGCCGGAGCCTGGATGCGAATGCGTACGCGTGGGTGCTTATCGACCAGATTGCGGCGAAGGTGGGCACAGCTCCTCTGGACGTTTATCGAAATGCGGTCCGGGACACCGGCGGGGTCTCGCTGCCGGCTGAAGAGGTGCCGCTGGATCAGGTTGAGTCATTTATACGTGAGTGGGTCGGCAACCACCTCGGTAGACAGGTTAAGATTTTCGATGCGTACCGATGCGGTGCTGTCAACATTATCCGCGTGTTCGGTTCCTCGGATTATGACACATCGCAGATGGCACGGTTTATTGACGGCCTGGTTCAGGATGCTCAGGTGCTCGGAATCGAGACGAAGGACCCAGCGTACATCAGGAGCCTGCTGGACAGCTGGGAGGCGCGGAAATGAGTTTGGAAGAACTCAGTGAATGGTTCAACGAGCATTACGACGAGTTCCACGAAGAGAACCATGACGATTACGGAGAGGTGAACGGGGATGTCGGGGGCGCATAGAACGTGCTTCCTTTGCGGGAGGAACGGCAGCGAGGATCCGCTGGACCGGCACCACATCTTCAACGGACCGTACCGCAAGAAGAGCGAGAAGTACAAGCTGGTCGTGGATCTATGCCACTACCGCTGCCACATCTTCGGCAAGTACGCGGTGCACAACAATCCAGACACCATGCTGTTCCTGAAGTACGAAGGCCAGAAGAAGGTCATGCGGGAGCAGGGCTGGGACACGAAGCGGTTCATCCGGGAGTTTGGAAAAGACTACGAAGCAATCTATATGAATCACATCAAGAATATGGAGGGGCAAGATGCTTAACCACATCGTTATTATGGGAAGGCTCACGAGAGATCCTGAGCTGAGGACCACACAGAGCGGCGTATCGGTGGCCTCGTTCACCGTGGCCGTGGACCGGGACTATACGCCCCAGGGCGGGCAGAAGCAGACAGACTTCATCGACTGTGTCGCATGGCGGCAGGGTGGAGAGTTCGTCAGCAAGTACTTCCGGAAGGGCAGCATGATCGTCGTTTCCGGGAGAATGGAAAGCCGGAAGTGGACCGACCGCGACGGGCAGAACCGGACAAGCTGGGAGATCCAAGTGGACCACAGCTACTTCGGGGAGGCCAAACGTCAGGACGGATACAGCCAGATGGACGGTGGATACAGCGACGGATATGCCGGAGGCGAGCCGCAATACACCGCACCGCAGAAGCCGCGGACGATGGGCTACGGCGCCCAGGGAACGCCCTTCCAGGAGCAGGCGCAGCAGCAGAGTATGTATGGCAGCCCTTCTCCCTACGAAGAGCTGGAGGACGACGGAGAGTTCCCGTTTTGAGGAGGACGAGATGGACAGGAAGCAGTTCACGTTCTATGACAGCTTCGCGATTGCTGCCAAGAAGCTGAAAAGTAAGCAGGCCCGCTGCGAGTTCTATGATGCGATCTGCGACTATGCGCTACATGAGATCGAACCGGATCTGGATCTGATCTCCGATGCTGCAGCAATGGGATACGCCCTGGTGAAGCCGATCCTGGACGCAAGCAGGCGGAAAGCAAAGAGCGGGCAGAAGGGCGGCTCCGCGAAAGCAGACGAGAAGCAAGAGGAAACCGAAAGCATCGAGGAAGCATATCCCGAGCAAGAGGAAGACGAAAGCAAACCGGAAGCAAACGAGGAGCAAGAGGAAGACGAAAGCAAGAATAAGGACAAGAAAAAGGACAAGAAAAAGAATAAGGACAAATGTCTTACTCCCCTTACCCCTCAGCGGCGGGAGCAGATGATCTACGAGGTGTTCAACGAGCACAGAGCGGATCTGCCGATGGCGGTTCTTGAGTGGGTGCAGTACAAGATCGAGAAGCGGCAGCCTTACCAGGAGACCGGGCTTCGGAATCTGCTGGCTCAGATCCGGAACAGTGCGGATGAATACGGGGACGAGGCGATGGTGAGCGTGATCCGCAGGAGCATGAGCGCCAACTACCAGGGGATCGTTTTCGACTGGCTGAAGAAAGATCAGCCGAAGCCGAAGCAGTACACCACCCAGGAGAACTACAAGGCTCCGACCAAGAAGCTGACTGTGGACGAACTCTACGGGCTGGTGGACAAGATATAAAAACGCCGCTCACAGCTGACACCTGTGGGCGGCAAGGGAAAACATCACGAAGGGAGAATATCACATCATGACAGATTATGCAAGCCCCATCAGGATTGTGGATGAAGATCCGGAGATCCGGTTTGACGTCCCGAAGAGCTTCCGGATGAAGGCCGCGCACAAAAGAGACCGGTTCTTCCGGGACTACGGTCTCACGCTGCTGGTGGTGTTTCTGGTGGCCGTGCTCATGATGGCCGGGTGCATCATCACCGGCGTCATCGTGCGGCACAACACGCTGGAAGAAGCCAGGGCGGAATATGCACAGGCGATTGAGGATTACAAAGCCGCCGAGGCTCAGTCGGAGCAGGCCAAGTACTGGCTCTCCGGAGACGCCAGCCGGGAGGCGTGGGTCAATCAGTCTATCGTGACCGCAGCGAAGGCTGCCGGTGCCAAGGAGATGCAGAACGACGTGCAGAAGGGCGGCGTGATCATGACGATCATCGCGAGGATGATGAACCGCTCTTACCCGGGAACGGTGCAGGAAGTTGTCGCCCAGGAAGGGCAGATCCCGTTTTACTCCGGGGACAACACCTACACGCAGCACGACTGGGACATCGCGGAGCAGCTGCTGCGGCCGTACCTGGTGGACGGGGTCGTTCCGAACGGCCTGACCGAGGACTTTGTCTACGCGGAGTGGACACCGAACGACTATGTGTTGCGGGACCAGTGGGTCAAGGACAGCAGCGCTCACTATCTGAGATATGGGGGATAAGAATATGGCAACGAAGAGGAAATACGGCGAAGAACAGTTCGAGGCAGTGATCCTGCAGCGGGCGTTCGGCAAGGGAACCTCCGCGATTGCGGACGAGCTTGGATGCTCCAAGAATTTTACAACCTGTGTGGCGATCGTCTTTGACGCGGTGAAGAACCGCGAGTGGGACAAGGCAGTTGAATCGTTCATCCGGTACAGGCCGACGATGTCCCTGATGGACTGGGCGGCGAGGAAGGCCGGTACGACGGTCCCACTGGAAGTCAAGCAGAAGATCGAACATGAACTGGATGCGAGCCGGAAGAAGATGCTTGAGGACGTCAAGAAGGAGACCGAGGCGAAGAAAGCGGAACCCGCGGTGCCCCAGGCCCAGGCCGTGACATGCGCTCCGGAACACTGGCCGGAAGAGAAGCTGATGCTGGCGCAGATGATCACGGCACTGAACAAGCAGAATGAGCTACTGGAAACCTTAATGGACGTCGTGATACCCAAGTATGTGGGAGACATCAAAGACAACCTCAATGCCAATTTCGACGTGCTGCAGAAGCAGATGCAGGGCTGCGAGGAAAAGATGGAGGCCGTGAAGCTGGCGCTCAGGAAGAGAGGCATGTAATGCCATGAAAGACTATTCGACGCAGGGCGGGACCTGGAAGGAGTGCCCGCAATGCGGGAAGAAGTTCTTCTGCACAAGCCCCGAATGGGCGTACAAGCGGCCGGTCAGCGTGGACGGGAAGAGCTCGATGTGGTTTTTCGACAAATACTCCTGCATGAGAGTGTTTGATGAGGGGTACGAGAAGCAGAAGGCGAAGATGCGGAGCGAGAACGCGAAGCTGCAGCACAAGAGGCAGCAGGAAGGAGGCGGGCAGATGGCGAAGCTTGACGAAAAAGTTTTTCTCGCGGCTTTGGCGGAGAGGTTTGCCGATTACGTCCCGGCGAACACTGCAAAGGCAATCTTATCAGACATAAGAGCCGAGCTTGAGAACTACCAGCTTGTAACCGTGATCCCAGGGACGCCGGCAGCGGATGAGACGGAGGATCTGGTGAAGCTGTGGCTGAACGCAAAGACTGTGGAGGGTTTGTCGGCCAAGAGTATCGAACAATATGAGTATTACCTCGGCAGGATCCGGCAGGACATCGGGGTTCCGTTCGGAAAGCTGACAATCGACCACGTCAGAAAGTATGTAGCTGACGAGCTGCAAAGAGGCGTAGCAAAAACCACTGTGCAGAATTATCAACGGGTGCTTTTCCAGTTTCTTCGCTGGCTCAACGAAGAGGGCTACATCAGCAGCAACCCGTGCCGGACGATGAAGACGATCAAGGTGCCGAAGCCGAAAAAGGACCCGTTCACCCAGGAGCAGGTCCAGCTGATAAAGGAATCCACCAACAATGTCAAAGAGCTGGCCATTGTCTATTTTCTGCTGGCCACCGGGTGCAGGGTAGGGGAAGTGGTCAGGATCAATCGGGAAGATGTGGACTGGCGCAAAATGAGCCTCAATGTTACAGGGAAGGGAAACAAGACCCGCGAGGTTTATTTCGATGAGGTCACGGCGATGATGGTTCAACGGTATCTGGCAACGAGGAAGGACGACCATCCAGCGCTCTTTCTCAGCAAAACTGGCGACTACTTCACGACGAGTGGGATTCAGGCAATGATGCGCCGCATCGGCAGAAAAGCAGGGTTCCAGGCAAATCCGCACCGGCATCGCCGCACGCTGGCTCAAACCTGCCTCGACAGAGGAATGAACCTGGAAGAGGTTCAGGCTATTCTTGGGCACGAGAAGATCGACACGACGCTGAGATATGCACGTGCCAGCCAGAAGAATGCCGAGAACAGCTACAGAAAATTTGCATGCATGTAGGGGGCAGAGATGGAAAGCTGGAAGAACTGTGAAAACTGCAGGGATCGGGGCTGTTACTGGTGGATGAAGCAGGCAGGGATCGTGACGGAGAAAAACTGCGTTGACTGGGAACCGATCCGATGCAGATGCGGTGGGGCGCTGAGCACGACCAGAGAGCACAACGGCAGGAGATACCGGCACTGTTACAGCTGCCACAGCGAATTCTTTGAGGAGGGGTGAGCATGGCTGAATACATCAACCGTGATGCGTTTCTTGAAAAGCAACGTACATGGTACTGCAAGGACTGTGACAGGCGCAAGAACACAAGAGGAAAATTAGTCTATGAGATCGGAGAAGCTCCGTGCCGTGCATGTGATATCGGAACTATGCTGGACGCTGTTGAGGACTATCCTGCCACCGACGTGGTGGAGAGGAAGACCGGGAAGTGGATTCACAATACTCTTGGCGAAACCAAAATGCCAATAGTGAAATGCTCTGAATGCGGATTGAAAGAAGTGTGGTATGAGGTTGAAGGGATGGGTTTTGCATTGCACGGACAAAAGTATGCCAACTTCTGCCCGAACTGCGGAGCCGAAATGGCAGGAGGCGAATAAGGATGTATGAGGCGCTTGTTTTAAAGCTGAGAACATGGGAAAAAGCTGGTTTAAGTAATAGCCATGTATTCAAGGAAGCCGCCGATGCCATTGAGAAGCTGTGTTCTTTTGTAGGCGCGGAAGACGCAGAGAGAATGGAAGCATACCCGCCGAAGGAGAAAACATGAAAAGCAAAAGCTATCTGTTCACGTACTGCTATGAATGCGACAATCACACGATTGGATTCGGGAGCGTAACGATGACGCAATCGGAATACACGCCGATCAATCAGGCGGTGATTGATGACGCTATCGAATGGGTGCGGAAAGAAGCCAATGTGCCAGCCGACAGGAAAATAGCACCGCTGGCGTTCATCCGGTTTGAGGACGAGGAAGAAACTGTTGCGCATTGTAACCTTGAAGAAAATGCGAACTATATTGCAGCGATCCTAGATGCAGATGCGGACGGGAAAGTGTGGACACCGCCGAAGGAGGACTGAATGGCAAGACACTACGTGAGTCCGGCAGCAATCTGCCCGTTCTATAAAATGGAGGAGACCACCAAGGTCTACTGCAAAGGCGTGGAAGAGGGGGCGCTTTCCATCCAGAGCTGGAAGACGGATGCGAAAGCGTACAAGGACCGGTACTGCAAAGGGGCCTGGGCCAGATGCCCTGTGGCCAGGATGCTGTTTGACAAGGAATAAAAATTTTCAGAGGTGGGGATTCGGTTTCGAGTCCCCGCTTTTTATACTGTTTGCAGACCGACAGGAGGGCGGCAATCGTGGGCAAGCACAGAGACTGGACAGAGATTGAGAAAGACTACCAGGAGAACGGTCTGAGCTTAAAAGAGCTCGCGGTGAAGTACGGCGTCTCCATATCCACACTGAAGAAAGCGGCCATGAGGCAAGGCTGGGGCAAGGGAAGGGTGGCACCAAAGCGGCGGCAGGCAGCTGACCGGGTGAAAGCAGCTCTTGCAGAAGTGGAGGAAATGGAACCAAATGGAACCGATGAAACGGAACCGGAACAAATGGAACCAAATGGAACCGAGGTGGTTCCATTTTACCCGGAAGACCAGACAATCCTTCCAGCGGAGAATGACAAGGAACGGTTTCAGAGAATCGTTGACGGGATGCTGGACCGGGTGGAGGAAGCCATCTGTAAGGTGGACACATCGAACGCGGGAGCGGTCAAGCTGTTGACGGCAGCGCTGAAGGATCTCAGGAGCCTGAAGGGACTGGACAAAAGCCCGCTGGATCTTGAGGAACAGAAGGCCAGAATCGAGAAGCTCCGCAGCGAGACGAGGATTGTCGAGGATGCCGATGAGTATGGCGTGATCGTGCTGCCCGAGATCGAGGTGCTGACACCTCCGGAGGAAAAGCATGGTTGATCTTGCCAGGCCGAGATCGCCGAAGGTGATCTGGAGGCCGCAGCCGAGGCAGGCTGTGATGCTGAGCCGAGGTGAGGATGAGGTCTTCGTGGGAGGATCCGCCGGCGGAGGCAAGAGCGAAACCGAAGTTATCGCCCCGCTGAGGCAGGTCGAGATCCCGCACTTCCGCGGTCTGATTCTGCGAAAGACATACAAGGAGCTGGAGGAACTGCTGGGCAAGGCCGAGCGGTATTATCCGAAAGCATTCCCGAGAGCCAGGTTTAACGGCTCCAAATATACATGGACCTTCCCGAGCGGAGCAAAGATCGAGTTCGGGAATCTGGAGCACACGAAGGACAAGTACAAATACCAGGGCCGAGCGTTTGACTTCATTGGGTTCGATGAGCTGACGCACTTCCTCTTTGAAGAGTATGTGTACCTGGGGTCCCGTAACCGTCCAAACGGACCGGGTACCAGAGTGTACCGCATGTCTTCCGGAAACCCGGGAGGCGTCGGGCACGGATGGGTGAAAGACCGGTTCGTCACAGCTGCAAAGCCTGAGACGACGATCTGGGAGAAGGTCGAGATCGTTCATCCAGATGGCTTCGTTGAAGTGCAATGGCTGAGCCGGGTATTCGTGCCGTCGAGCCTGTTTGATAACCAGGAGCTGATGCGCAACGACCCAAAGTACGCAGCGAGGCTGGCAGCAATGCCGGAGAAGGAGCGCAACGCACTTCTCTATGGAGACTGGGACAGTTTCGCAGGCATGTTTTTTGAGGACTTCCGCACAACACCGGATCTGCGGATGGCAGCGGCAAAGGGCTTCCAGATGAGCGAGAAGCAGCTGCAGCGGGAGCGGCGCTTCGTCCATGTGATCGATCCCTTCGAAATTCCAAACGACTGGAAGATCTTCCGCAGTTTTGACTGGGGCAGCAATAAGCCCTTCAGCGTGGGCTGGTGGGCGATGGACTATGACGGCGTGGCTTATCGCATCCTGGAGATGTACGGATGCACAGATTCGCCGAACACCGGCCTGCACTGGCCTGCAGAACGCGTGGCGCAGGAGATCAAGAAGGTCGAGCAGGAACACCGCTGGCTGAAGGGCAAGCGGATTCAGGCGGTTGCGGATACGGCCATCTGGATTGAGGACGGCGGCCCGAGCATTGCCGAGCGCATGATGAGCCAGGGCATCTATTTCCAAAAGGCAGACAAAGAGAGGCTACCGGGCTGGGACCAGGTGCATTCGAGGCTGGCCTTTGACGACAATGGATTCCCGATGATGTACGTCTTCAGCAACTGCAAGGCGTTCATCCGGACGATTCCGACACTGCAGTATGACGAAGTAAAGACGGAAGATCTGGACACGGACGGTGAGGATCATGTGGCGGACGAGGTGCGGTATTTCTGCATGATGCGGCCGATCAAGCCAAGGCTGGCGACGCCTCCTAGTGAATACTACAAGAGTCCGCTGAAGATCTTTCTGGATATAGACGAAGAAGATCTGATGCCGGCTATTGCGAGGCCGAGAATGGAGATCATCAATGGCAAGAAATGAATTCGGAAATATGGCAGTGGCACAGAGCCTGGACATGAGCGCGGTACCGGATACGGGAGAGATCGCGCCGTTCCAGCGCCTGCCGATCAGCAAGACGGAGATATCAGGGGCGTATCAGACGCTGATGGACTACCGGCAGGGCAAGGCGAGTCTGGAGCAGCGCCTCATCGATAACCAGAAGTGGTACACACTGCGGCACTGGGAGTATCTCCGGCAGCAGGAGCAGCAGAAGCTGGGAAAGAAACAGGTTGAACCCACGAGTGCGTGGCTCTTCAACTCCATTGCCAACCGGCACGCCAGCGCGATGGACAACTTCCCGTCTGCCAATATCCTGGCGAGGGAGGAAGGAGACAAGGACGAGGCGCAGATCCTCTCTTCCGTCATCCCGGTGATCCTGGACCGCTGCGGGTTTGAGCAGACCTATTCCGACGTCATCGACGACAAGTGCGAGAGCGGCACCGGCGTCTACGGGATCTTCTGGGACGCGGGGCTGGACCACGGTCTTGGCGGCATTTCCGTCAAGTGCGTGGACCTGATGAACCTGTTCTGGGAGCCGGGCATCACGGACCTGCAGGACTCCAAGAACCTGTTTTTCGTTTCCGCAGAGGACAACGACACACTGGAGTCTGCCTATCCGCAACTGAAAAACAGGCTGGCCGGGCAGACGCTGCAGCTGCCGAAGTACACCTATGACGAGACTGTCGATACCGGGAAGAAGTCCACGGTGGTGGACTGGTACTACAAAAAGCAGGTGAACGGAAGGACGGTCCTGCACTACTGCAAATTCGTGGCGGGCCAGGATGAACCGCTCTTCGCGTCAGAGAATGACGAGATGTACACGGAGCGCGGCTGGTATGATCACGGGCGCTATCCCTTCGAGGTGGACCGCGGGTATCGCTGCAAGGGCACCATTGCCGGATTCGGGTATGTGGACATCGCGAAGTCCGCTCAGGAGTACATCGACCGCGGCGATCAGGCGATGCTGCAGAACATGCTCTTCAACGCCAGGCCCCGTCACTTCATCCGGAACGACGGCAGCGTGAATGAGAAAGAGTATGCCGACGTCACCAACGACTTCATCCACGTAGACGGAGCCCTGGGGCAGGACAGCATCCAGCCGGTAACACCGAACCCGATGAACGCGATGTATGAGACGATCATCGCGAACAAGGTGCAGGAGCTGAAGGAGACCACGGGCAACCGCGATGTCACCACCGGCGGCACCGGCGGAGGCGTCACGGCAGCTTCGGCTATTGCGGCCATGCAGGAGGCAGGAAGCCGACTGGACCGCGACATGAACAAGGGCAGCTACCGGGCCTTCCGGGAAGTGGTGTATCAAGTGATTGAGCTGATCCGCCAGTTCTACGACGTGCCGAGGTGGTACCGCATCCTGGGCGACCGGGGCATGGAGCAGTTCATCCAGTTCAGCAACAAGAACCTTCTGCCGCAGCCGCAGGGTGCGCTGGTCAACGGCGTTCCGATGGAGGCCGGCATCGAGGTCGGATACCGCATCCCCGAGTTTGACATCGAGGTGACAGCGGAGAAGCAGAGCCCGTACAGCAAGGTGGCGCAGAATGAGCTGGCGCTGCAGCTGTATTCCGCGGGATTCTTCGCACCGAACAACGCTGACGCGGCGCTGGTGTGCCTGGACATGATGGACTTTGACCGGAAAGAGTTCGTCATGGAGAAGATCGAGCAGAACGGGACGCTGCTGCAGATGCTGCAGGCGACACAGCAGCTGGCCGTGCAGATGATGGCGCAGGTGAATCCGGAGGCCGCAGCGATGATGCAGCAGCAGTTCGCGGCGCTCACGTCGCAGAGCCTGCCGGGGAATCCGGAAGCGGGCCTGGCAGCGGCGCAGAGTCTGGAAGCGCTTGGGGCCGGAGGCGGGAAGGAAAGCCCGATCACGGCCAAGGCGCGGCAGAGAGTGGCCGATTCCACGAATCCGGGGTGAGCAGATGGTCAGAGCAAGTCTGAAGGTCCTGCGGGACAAGGGCGCGATTGAGATGCGCTGCCAGGGACATGCGGATTTCCGGGAGATGGGCAAGGACCCGGTGTGTGCCGGAGCGTCCGTGCTGGCGGTGACGATGGCACAGTGCGCAGAGACCATGCACGAGAGTGGGAGGCTGCAGAAAAAGCCGGTCGTCACGGTGCGTGGCGGCAATGTGCGTGTTGTCGTGAAGCCGAAACCGGAAGCGTTCCATGACGCGGTGCTGATCTTCGCGGGAATCAGCGTGGGCTTCCAGCTGCTGCAGGAAGCATATCCGGGATACGTCAGCTATTACCAGTTTGATACGGCAGATATCCCTGCCGAGTCAATAGAAAAAGGGTCGTGACCTACCACAGGAGGCATCTATGCAAAGATCCACAAGAATCCCCAGGTTCTTTATCCAGCTCTTCGGAGAAGGAGGCGGAGCCGGAGCCGGGGCAGCAGGCGGAGCGCCTGCAGGGGCAGAAAGCGCGGCACCCGCCCAGCCGCAGCAGGGCGTAAAACAGAATCCGCTTGCCGACGTGCGATACGGGAAGCAGGAAGGCGCGTCCGACGCCGGGGCGCAGCAGGTTGGAAAACCTGCAGGCGACGACAGAACCGCACAGTTCGAGGCGCTGATCAAGGGAGAATATAAGGACCTCTACGACCAGAGGGTGCAGGACACGATCCAGAAGCGGTTAAAAGGACAGGCAGAGACCGTCAACCGCTACAACGCGCTCTCACCGGTGCTGGAGATGCTGGGGCAGAAGTATGGCGTGGACGCCAACGATGCCGAGGCGCTCAGCAAGGCGATCGAAGAGGACTCCAGCTTCTACGAGGATGAGGCCATCGAACGCGGGATGAGCGTGGAGCAGCTCAAGGAAATCAAGAAGATGGAGCGGGAGAACCGCGAGCTCAAGGCTCAGATGGACCGGGAGCGGAACCAGCAGCAGGTGGATCAGATCCTTATGAAATGGCATGAGGATTCCGAGAACTTGAAGACGGTTTACCCGGACTTCGACTTTGACAGGGAGATGCAGACGAACGAGCAGTTCGGCAGGCTTCTGCAGTCGAACATCGATGTGCGCACGGCCTATGAGGTCACCCATCTCAATGACATTATTCCGGCTGCGATGAACTTCACCGCACAGAAAGTGGAGGAGAAGGTCACCAACAAGATCCGCGCGGGCCAGAACCGTCCCCAGGAAGGGGCGATGGGCAACCGCAGCCCTGTTGTCGTCAAGAGCGATCCGTCGAAATACACGAAGGCAGACATGCAGGAGATCTTCCGGCGTGTCTCGAACGGGGAGAAAATCATCCTTTGACGACGATGTCTCCCCTGTATCTGAGGAGGAGATAACATGTTCAACAAATTCCGCAACTTTATTCAGCTGTTCGCAGTGCAGACCACGCTGCTGAACCAGACGGGGAACAACCTGTCCCCCGAAATGAAGACCTTCTATGACAAGGCTCTTCTGTACGCCGCTCAGCCGCACCTGGTGCATCACCAGTTCGGCCAGAGCAGAAACATCCCGAAGAACGGCGGCAAGACTATCGAGTTCCGCAAGTTCACCCCGCTGGGCAAGGCCCTCACGCCGCTCACCGAAGGCGTGACTCCTGCCGGCAACCAGCTGGACGTGACTGCCGATACGGCGACCGTCGTGCAGTACGGCGATTTCATTGCGCTGTCCGACCTGCTGGAGCTCACCGCGATCGACAACGTGATCGTGGAGACCACCCGCCTGCTCGGCGATCAGGCCGGCATCACGATGGACACCGTCGTCCGCGACGCGCTGGTCCAGGGCACCAACGTCATGTACGCGCCCAAGATCGGCGACGGCGGCGCAGAGACCGCAGTCTCTACCCGTACCGGACTCGATGCTACCGCGGTTCTCACTGTGGACCTTCTGGAGCAGGCTGTGGCCTTTCTCCGCTCCCACAACACTCCGACCTTCGATGACGGCTACTACCACGCCATCGTGCATCCCTACACCGTGTACACGCTGCGCAGGGATCCCGACTGGCTGGCGCCGCACCGCGAGGTGGACACCGCCAACATCTATAACGGCGAAGTCGGCGAGCTGGCAGGCGTGAAGTTCTTCCAGAGCACCGAGGCGAAGATCTGGTCCGGCACCGGCTGCCCGAGCGGCCTGGCGGTCTTCGGCACCCTGGTCTTCGGCCGTGACGCTTACGGCGTGACCAACGTCGAGGGCGAGAACCTTCACACCATCGTGAAGCAGAAGGGCTCCGGCGGCACCGAGGACCCGCTGGATCAGCGCAGCTCCATCGGCTGGAAGGCCCTGGAAGTCGCGAAGATCCTGATGCAGCCCTACATGGTTCGCATCGAGCACTGCGACAAGCGCTACAGCGCGACCGCGACCGCGAACTAAGCGGTAAACCGGGGAGGGGAGGCTCCGGCTTCCTCTCCCAACTCTGAGGAGGAAAGATCATGGCAAGCAAGAAACAGATTGAGACTCCGGACACCGAAAAGGTCTGGACAGAAGAGGAAGCATGGGAACCTGTCACGGTAAGGCTGCCGATCATCCCGGGCAAGGAGAAGCAGGAAGCACAGTTTGTCGCGGTCAACGGCCGCGAGTGGACCGTCCCGAGAGGGAAGGAATTCGAGCTGCCGAGATGCGCAGCGCTGGTGCTGCAGCAGGCCGATGACGAGATGCTCCGGGCTGTTGAATACCAGATGAACGCGCCGTACAAGCGCGAGAAGTAAGATTGACAGGGAGTGCCCGGCGGTGCTCCCTGTCGGCATAAAGGGGAGAACACCATGAAAGTAATTGAGGCAATCAACGCGGCAGATCGGCTGAAGCCGAACATGTACACGCTGCCGGATAAGATAAAGTGGCTCAGCAGGCTGGAGCATCGGATCTTCAACGAGAACTACATGACGCACGAGCTGAGCGAGGAAGAGATGAGACCGTTTCTGCCGGAGGACGAGGGTGAGGAGGGCGGCAGCAGGCCGGAGGAGGACCCGGACTTCGTGCCGGGGCTGCCGGGGCCGGAGCAGGCGGCCGAACTCGCACTGGACCTGCCGCACGGATCCTTCAAGAAGCCGGATGCGCGGAGCAAGATGAAGCTGCAGGACCTGACGCCGGATGACGGGGACAAGGACCTGATCGTCGGGGAACCCTGGAACGAGATGTACGTGCACTGGCTGTCGGCGCAGATCGACTGGTACAACATGGAGACGGACGGGTTCAACAACTCCAACGCCATGTTTGAGTCGGTCTACCAGGACTTCAGGCGGACATTCAACCGCAGCCACATGCCGCTGACGGAGAGAAAGATTTATTTCTGAGGTGAGAGATGAGCTACCCGAGACTGAGCTCGCGGAGGAGTGACCGCGTGGTGACGGACACCTTCGCGGGCTACGACCACAACATGAAGATTCCGGACGGGGAGTGGTATGACACCAAGAACCTGACGGCGATGCGCTATCCGATGTTCTCGCCGCGGCCGAAGCGGGCAACTCTTAATGACCAGTTCACGAAGCTGCACGCAATCATCGCGAAGGATTCGCTCTGCTGGATCGACAACGGGACGCTGTACATCAACGGCCTGGCGACAGGACTCACGGGCCTGCAGACGGAGCGGGAGTCGCAGCTGGTCTCGATGGGAGCGTACATCTGCATCTTCCCGGACAAGAAATACATCAACACGATGGACACAAGCGACTATGGGGACATGGGCGCGGTGTGGAACTATTCCGGGACCGTGACCTATTCCATGTGCCACCAGGACGGTACGATCTATCAGCACGTCACAAAAAGCACGACGGAACCGACGAACCCGGCGAACGGGGACGTGTGGATCGACATTGCCAGCGGCAGCGTGAAGGAATACTCCGTGTATACGAAGATCTGGGTAGTGATTGAGACCGTTTACACCAGGGTGAACTTCACCACATCCGGCCAGGTGAGTTCCGCCTTCAAGGAATATGACGGGGTGAACATCACCGGGATGCACGAGGACGAGAGCAGCGACCTCAACGGAAGCAAGATCCTCTATGCCGTGGGGCAGGAGAACAACAGAGACTTCATTGTCATCATCGGGATTCAGGAGGAGTCCTTCAGCGAGACGGCAGAGATCCGCATCAGCAGGGACGTGCCGGACATGGACTTCGTCTGTGAGGCGCAGAACCGGCTGTGGGGCTGCTTCTACGGCAACATCCCGGGGAAGGGCAACATCAACGAGATCTACTGCTGCGCCCTGGGGGACTTCAAGAACTGGGAGCAGTACCTTGGCGTCAGCACGGACAGCTGGCGGGCGTCGAGAGGATCGGACGGGCCCTGGACCGGCTGCATCAATTATCTTGGATCGCCGACCTTCTTTAAGGAGAACATCATTCACCCGGTTTCCGTTTCTTCCGTGGGAGCGCATCAGGTCGGGGACCTGCCGGCACGGGGCGTGCAGCAAGGCAGCCACGCGTCACTGGCCGTGGTCAACGAGACGCTGTACTACAAGGCGCGGACCGGCATTGTGGCGTATCAGGGCGGCATCCCGGCGGACGTGGGGCAGGCCCTGGGCGAAGAGAAATACTACAACGCGGTGGCCGGAGCGTTCGGCGACCGGTACTACATCAGCATGCGGGACGGGCACAACACGTGGCATCTGTTCTGCTACGACGTGAAGAAGGGAATCTGGATGCGTGAGGACAACCTGCACGCGGAGGGCTTCGCCTGGTGGGGCGATGAGCTGTACGCGAAGGTTGGAAACAGCATCCTGGCCCTGAACGGGACAGAGGGGACACCGGAGACTCAGGTGGACTGGTATGCCGAGACGGGAATCCAGTACTACCAGCAGCCGGACCGGAAGTTCCTCAGCCGGTACAACATCCGGCTGAACATGGAGCGCGGATCGAAGATGCAGATCTTCTTTGAATACGACAGCAGCGGGCTGTGGGAGTTCCAGCAGGAAGTGAAGCTGCCGGTAATGGGCACGGCGATGATCCCGGTGAGGCCGAGGCGCTGTGACCACATGCGGATGCGGCTGGAAGGATCGGGAGACGTGCGGATCTTCAGCATCGCGAGAATCCTTGAGCTGGGGAGTGATGCGTAAATGTACACACTGAAGCCACCGATGCTGTCCGGGGACGCGGGGCGGGATCTGGCGGCGCTGCGGGACTGGGCGTGGCAGCTCTCCCGCAGCCTGGAGACCGTCGAGGCGGCAGGCAGCAGCGGGAACGTGGTGAGCTACGGCCCGAACGGGCAGCAAATCCAGACACCTGCAGGGAGCGGCGGGACGGACAAGGCCAGCATCGAGGCAATCCGGAAGAACGCCGGAGAGCTGCGGGACATGATCGTCAAGTCTGCGGAGAATATGCAGTCACAGATTGACGAGATCGAGCTGACGACGTTCTACGTCAAGTACGCGGACGATTTCACCGGGACTTATCCCGAGACGATGTACAATACGCCGACGGCCAACACGGCGTATATGGGCGTCTGCTCTTCCAGCAGCACGACAGCACCGACGGACCCGAGCGTTTATACCTGGAGCAAAATCAAAGGCAACACAGGGGCGCAGGGGCCGCAGGGAATCCCGGGGACGACGGGTGCTGACGGGCGGACCAGCTACCTGCATATCAAATATTCCAACGACGGGCAGAGCTTCACGGTAGACCCGGACACAGGGATCGCGGACGGCGAGACGCTGGGCACATGGATCGGCATGTATACGGACTATACGGAGAACGACAGCTCCGAGTTCAGCGCCTACTCATGGAAGCGATTTTCCGACGACACCGAGCTGCGGGCGCTGATCACCGCAGGGGACCAGGCAGTCCGGAGCTATGTGGACAGCAAGACGGAAGAGTACAACAGCCTGTATGTCGCAAAGAGCGAGTACGGGACCTTCACAGAATCGATCAACAGCCGTATCGAGACTACGGCCAGAGGCGTGCTGGAAGGCTACAACTACGGCAGCGCGATTCAGAGCATGCAGGACAGCATCAACCTGATTCAGGGGTACTTCACCAACATCACGGGCGAGATCCGCAGAGGAATTGTCCAGGACCCGAGCACGGGCGACTATGTGACCGGGATCGCAATCTCGCAGAACCTGCAGTTTTCCGGAGAGTGCGGCGGAGATGACCCGAACAATCCGGGAGACGGCTATACCTACTACTATCTGACAAGTAATCAGACCTTCGGCCTGTACACGTCGACCGGCTGGCAGTTCTGGATCGACGGATACAAGAAAGGCTGGTTCGATTCTGCGGACGGGATGCTGCACGTGGCGACCATCTACGTCGAGGAGAAGATCGTGCACAGCGGGTACTGGGAGACGAAGAACAGCGATATCAACGGATATCACATGTTCGAGATCAGCTACATCGGAGGGTAAGAGATGCCATCTGTAACATTTGGAAAAGACCGGAACTGGGAAGGATACATTCGCGTCAACTATTCGTATACGCAGAGCACCACATACAAGCAGAGCTCCGTTACGATCGACAGCATCCAGTTCCAGTCCATAGAAGGCAGAACCTGTACATGGACAGCCTGGGGATACATCTACTTCACGGCGAGCAGCGGCGGGCAGGACTACGTCTCATACGCTTCCAAGAACGTCTATACCTCCGGCACGGGCTGGGCAACGCTGGACTCGAACCCCGGCGCGTCCATTGTCGTAAACCACGACAGCAACGGGAACGGTTACTTTACGATCACGCTGCAGCCATACGGGAGCTACAACGACTTCAACGTCTTTCACCCGAGCGGCGGAAGCTACAACTGCGAATACTCCGGCGGGACGAACCTGACAGTCAGCCTGCCACAGATCGACAGCAGCGGACCGACGATCACCCTGACGGCGAGCGTGGACGCGCAGAACAATGTCACGCTGAGCGCGACTTCAGATGTGGCCTGCAGCGGCTGGAAGTATCAGGTGGACGGCGGCTTCACCTGGACAAACATGGACACGTCCACCAGCACGACGGCGAGCGCGACGATCCCGAACATGTCCGGAGCACATACCTTTGTGGTGCGGGCGACGAAGACTTCCAACGGGGTCACGGGTTCTTCCAATGCCGTGTCGACGGATACTCCGGCCGTCAGCTGGGGTTCCAACACGGCGACGTCGGATGACGGTATCGTCCTGAGCATTACCAACCTCCCAGCGAATACCACGGTGCGGGTAAAGTACGGCAGCACCGGGCTGGAATCGAACACCTGGGCAGAGAATAAACAATCGGTCGCTATTTCATACCCCGCATCCAGCCTGAAACAGTGGTTCACGACGGCAGGCGTCACCACGCTGCAGAGCATCACGGTCACGGCATCGATTGACGGTTATCCCTCAGCGACCGCGAGCTTCACGCTCACAGCCGGAAACAACATGAAACCAACGGTCACGGTGAGCAATGTGCATGTCGTGCAGCCGGAGAGGATTCAGCAGACTTTCCCGACAGTGTGGATCGCAAATGTTTCCAAGGCCAAAATCGAGGCGACCGTGAGCCTCGGCAGCAATGCGACAATTCAGAGCGTCGTGATGAATTACGGGTCAGAGTCAAAGGCCATGACATACAACAGCACGACGGGGAAGTACGAAGCGACGACGAGCAAACCCATTACGGGGGACACAGATTTCACAATCATCGCGACGGATACACGCGGGATGACCGGGCGAGACGTCTTCAACCTTACGGGCGTAACCGCATATTCGAAGCCGACGATTACGATTGACAGGCGAGCGACATACCGCTGCGACTCGTCCGGAACCGAGCTGGACGGCGGGCCGTATGTGCGGGTGAAGGCAACCGCAAGCTACGACACCGGCCTCAGCGGGAACACGCTTGAGTATTTCCGGTTCTACGTCTCCGAGGATGGCAGCAGCACAACGTACCCCCTGCAGAACGGAGCACAAAGCGCAGCAACGCAGCTGATCAGCCCGAGGCCGGACAACGCGATTACCATTGCTGTAGAGGCGCAGGACAAAATCAGTGATCCGGTATCGGTAAGGGTTTCCCTGGGTGGGGCGCACAGGGATTTTGTGGTTGCCAGATATACAGACAAGACCGTTGTCGGGATCGGGCAGGCACCGGCCAGAGTTAAGACGAGATCCGGAGCATACTGCGACGGCGTAGACGTGGCTTCCGGAGGAGGATACTACGTCGACGGAATTGATACGATCAACCTGCGCGGTGTTGCGAGTACAGGGACGGGCATTGATACCCTGTGGGAATCCAATTTGCTGGCGATTGACACGTCCGACGTGAAGGCAGAGAAGAACCAGGCAAGGGAATTCAGACTGCCGGCCACCTGGGTGAGCAGCTGGCAAAACGTACCGGCAGATGTCGTTACCGCAGGAACGAGGTTCCAGGGATTTCGAGAAGTTCGGATCGGCGGGTACTATGCGATTGTGACGATTTATGAAATATACCCGGTTGTCGGGAGAATATGGATGAACCTGGGAACACTCGGGACAACGATTTCCTGGGGCGGCTGGAAGGCCCATACGCCGGATATCACGTAAGAGAGGAGAAGAAACATGGCAGGAACAATGACAGATCAGGAGAAGCTGCTGCAGGACGCGGTGCAGAACAGAGCGCTGGCAGCGGCGCAGAACACGGTGAAGCCGACCTATGCCGGAACCTTTGAAGGGCAGCTGAACGACATCTTCGACAAAATCCAAAATCGGGAGCCGTTCAGCTACAACGTCAACGAGGATCCGTTTTACCAGAGCTACAAGGACCAGTATATCCAGGGCGGCAAGCTCGCGATGAAGGACACGATGGGCCAGGCGGCGGCGCTGACCGGCGGCTACGGCAACACCTACGGCCAGCAGGTCGGGCAGCAGGCGTACAACGCCTACCTTCAGAACCTCTCGGCAGTGATTCCGGAACTCTATGACAGGGCCTACGGCAAGTACCAGGACGAGGGCGACGACCTGAAGGACCAGTTCGCGCTGGCCGGGCAGATGCGGGACACCGAATACGGCCGGTACCGGGACGACATGGGCGACTGGGAGTATGACCAGAAGGTCGCAACCGAGCGGGAGCAGGAGGACTACAACCGCAGGACGGCGGAAGAGCAGAGAGCCTGGCAGCAGCAACAGCAGGCTTACGCGAACCTGGTGGCGATGATCAAGGCGTCCGGTTCGACGCCGACGGACGAGCAGCTGGCGGCAGCGGGCATGACCAGAGCGGACGCGGATGCGCTGCGGGACGAGTTCAACCGGCAGGTGGCGGCAGAGCAGGCGGCCGCGGCGCTGGCCGCAAGAGAGACCGAGGCACGGATCTCGAACTATTACAACAGCAGTTCCGGCGGCGGAGGCGGCTCCGGCGGAGGACGTTCTTCCGGCGGTGGCAGCTCCGGCGGCGGGGGCTATTCCGGCGGAGGCTCGTGGAGCAGCGGAGGAAGCAGCTGGAGCAGCGGCGGAAACGACTATCTGGATTATCCAAGCGCCTACGACGTGGCAAAGACAGCGGCCAGCAGCGGATACAACTACCAGGGCATCAACAATCTTGCATCAAGCGCAGGACTTTCCAGCAGGGAGACCAGAAACCTGCAGGAGGCCTATCAGGCAGTGACGCAGGCCGGAGTCAACCGAAGCGCAGCAGGAAGCCCGACGGCGACGAAGGCTCAGAACATGGGCGGCAACGGATATCAGACGACCTATTCTGGGACCGTCAATTATCCGAAGCACAGCTCATCGTCTTCGTCTTCCAAGTCGGGGAATGCGACGTCACTGCTCAGCGCAGCGGTGAACAAGATCAAGAATCTGTTCAAATAAGGAGAAAGCAGCATGGGAAAGAAAGATCAGCTGTTGCGTGCGATTAACGGGGGGAGCCAGAATGCAGGCTCCTCTTCCGGCAGCTCCGGAAGCTGGCAGCCGTCAGGCGGCGGCCAGACGAAGAAGGACGCACTACTCGAAGCAGTGACGGCGCAGCAGCCGGCGCAGATTGAAAACGTCTACACTCCGGCAGAATGGGCGGCAATGCAGGCGGCGCGGAATCAGCAGTGGAGAGATGACAACAGCCTCTCAGTCGGCCAGGCGATCGGCGGCGGCGTGGTATCCGGCCTGTGGCAGAACGTGACCGGCCTTGCCAACGCTGCGGCAGCAAGCGCGGCGGGCAAAGTTGCATCCGACGATGCAGGGAGACTGTTTGGCACAAACAGGTGGGCGCGTGGCGTGGACCTGATGAAGGAATACGCCAATACGCTGAAGGGGATCTGGGGCGACTATTCCCCGGGAGACGGGACGCTCGGCCAGAACCTGAAAGATACCGCTTTCTCTACCCTGCACTATGCAAACCAGCAGGCGAAAGAGGGCGGTGTCAGGAACGAGGCGGTTTACCAGGCGGCGAACGCTGCAGCGGGGCTTGTCAGGAACATTCTGCCGTCTCTGACCGGATCGAACGATATCGACGAGAACGCCAGATGGTTTGCGGACCAGGCATATGGGCTGACCGACAAGGCCACCGACGCCGTTTCCAAGTGGGGCCCGATGAAATATGCAGACAACGAGGAGTTTCAGAGAGCCCTGCAGAATTCCGGCAAGGCGGTACAGACCGCAGGACAGGTATCCAGCGTGGTGGCCAATATGCTACCGTCTATCGCGATATCTCTCATCACGAAGAATCCGCAGACCGGCCTTCTCGCAATGGCCGGGAGCGCTGCGGGCAACTATGCTTCGGAAGCCTACAGAGCCGGAGCAACGCCGGAGCAGGCGGCATACATCGGCCTTGAGAAAGGCGAAATTGAGTATGCAACGGAGCGGATGTTTGACGCGGTCGGCGCGTTCGGCGGCGGGAAACTTTCCCAGGGCCTGCGACAGGCGCTGGGCGATCTTGCGCTGACCAAAGCGGGAAGAGCGGCAAGCAAGGTCGGGGAGTTCCTCGGCGAAAACGTGGAAGAGGCGGCTGCGGACTGGGCCGGAACCGGCATCGAGCGGGCGGTGTCAGGACAGACACTGAACAACATGCAGCGGACTCAGGCAGGGCTTGAGGAGGAAGACGACGACGTCACCATCCTGCAGGCACTGCGGGGGCAACTCCCCTGGACGGAAGACGGCGTTGTCACGCTGCTGTCCACGCTGGTCATGGGCGGCGCGGGGTCCCTGATCCGGAACAATGTTGTAACAGTCCCGAAGGAGCAGGCCGAAGAGGTCCTGAAGATCGCCAGAGGGACCGGGAATACGCAGCTTGTTGAACTGGCTGACGAGTACAACAAGGCGCTGGAACGCAGGGGCAAACTCAGCATTGACCAGTACCAGACCATTTACGAGGCGACCGAGAGGCGCGTCGGAGAGGATGAATTCCGGACACAGCTTGAGAATGCCGGGAAGGAACGGCAGAAAACACTCGACCGGCAGATGCTGTCTGACTGGATCGACCAGCGCTTTGCGGACGAGGGGCTGAATGAGGACCAGGTCCGCGTCCTGAAAGAGGGCTATGAAACCGGAGAAGCCGGAGCCGCAGATTATGCGGAAGGCGTCGCGAATGCCTTCAACTACGGCAAGCAAAGGCTTACTCTGGAGCAGGCCAGGAAGAGCGCGGAGAAGAGCGGAAGCAGGCTGAATGATGTGCAGTTTGAGCATGCTTACAGGCTCGGCCTCGGGACCGTAACGGAAACCGCAGATACGCAGACGGAAGAGGGCA